CTGGCGGTTACCCAACTAGTCATCGCAGAGAATGGGTATGCTGGCATAGAAACGATTCTACTTCACGAATCTGGTCAATGGTTGGCTACAAGGGCAATGCTCCCAGTAGACATGAAAAATGTTGCACAGGAATCCGGGAAGATAATTACATATCTTCGCAGATACGCCCTGTCTGCCATTTTGGGTGTTTACTCCGAAGAGGATAATGACGGCGCAACTATCCAAAAACAAGAGCAACAGCCCTTAAATGCCAAAATAACGCCCTCTGAGGGCATTGTAGAACCCGTCTCGGGAATGACCCTAGAGGAAGCTGGCAACGAACTGTCCCATGACGGCACCCCTTACAGGGAGATTTCAGACGAACAGCTTGGCAAGAAACTTATCGGTATCCGCAAGAAACTAAACATGCCCGACCTTCCCTCCGAAGAACGGGCAACCTACCAGCGCAAAGAAGATGCTATACTTGCGTTGAGATTCTATAGAGGACAGAAATGAGTAACATAAAATTCAGCGGACGGATTTACAAAGACCCAGTAATGCGCTACACCCCAAGTGGCGACCCTGTATTGGGTTGGCAGATGGGATTGTATACGGGCAAGAACAAAGCCGGGGAGTACAAGAAGAGTGCGTGGATCACGGTTGAGGTATGGGGAGAGGATGCCGTAAGACTCCAGAACGAACTCAAAGAGAAGATGACCGTGACGGTAGAGGGTATGCCTAAAGAACCCCGTAAGTACACGAAGGACGGCGTTGAACGTCAGGTCGGTTTCGAGGTTCGCGCCTTTCGGGTTGCTATGGCAGACGAGTTCCGAGACAAACAAATAGAAGACACCTTTGACGACGTAATTAGGAGCCAAATAAGGGACATTAGGGTTGATCCGGGGGATTTCTAATGAACTGGACAGACAAAGAGAACGATGCCGTCATGGGCGACATGCCCCTAAAGGACATTGCGAGGGCGTTGAACCGCACCGTTGATGCGGTTAGGCAGCAGCGGTTCGTCCTGCGGAGAACTCAGTATGTCAGTGAAAGCCCGTACCCTAAATACACCGAACCCTTAAAGGTTGAAACAGACAAAATCCTGATCCTTCCGGATGTTGAACTGCCCCTCCATGATGCTAGCTTTATCAATAAGTGCATCGACTTAGCCCTTTCTTGGAAGGTAGACAACTTACTCTGCGCTGGAGACCTGTTCCACCTAGACGCTCTTACTGGTTGGGAGGCAAGCTGGAACAAAGTCGTCCGCAATTACATGGACGAACGAACGAAGGATAAGCTGAACGACATCTTCCTGAAAATAAAGGACGAGAAGGTTCGGGAAGAGGCGTTCGTTGCGATTGACGACCTAAAGCCAAAGACGAACGGCTCTTTTGCGGAAGAGATTTCGATTTCAAAGAAGGTCATTACAGAACTAAACGTCTTCAAGAACCGCTATCACATCATGGGTAACCATGAGGGTCGCCTTCTCAGGCTGATCGAGTCCTCAATGGAAGCCGACAACCTGAAAGATATGTTCAAGATGGACGGCTGGAATATGTCCGAGTATTACTTTGCGGAGGTTCTGTGCAAAGAAAAGTACAAGATTGCCCACCCCAAGCCTTTTGGGAAGACCGCTGCAACCGAGATGGCAAGCAAGTACCTATGCCATTACATCATGGGACATTCGCACGACTGGTCGGTGAGAAAAGATCGTTCGGGTACGTTCTGGGCAATCCAGATGGGTCACTGTGCCGATGAAAAGAAGTTCGCCTACGAAAGCCAAAGAGATAGAACCTATTGGGCGCACTCCCATGGAGCGGTGATTATTCGAGATGGCTACCCGTTCTTATTGGGAGAGGAAACACCGTGGTCATTAATGAAAAGGATGTAACATGAAATGCGAGTATTGTTCCTGTAATAACAAGGGAAACGAGAAGGGTCAATGCCTTGCGTGTGGTGCGCCGATAAAAAATAGAGAGGATTTTATTGAGTTCACCGGATTATACAACGGGCAACCCGTGAGTAGAAGTTGGGTTATGGAAAACCTGGTCAACTCGACACCCGATCCAAATAATATATACGGAAACTGGGCTATACAAAATACGGTTAGTTGGTTAGAACACTAGGAAAGGAGGAGAAATGTTACTTATAGCCGAGATCGTTTTGACTGTTGTTGCCTGTATCCGCCTGAATAAAGCGGGAAAGAGTTGGGCTTTAGGGCTAATTCCTGTAGGCTTAACCGCTTTCTTTGGTTTTGTTTCGGGATTTGCAGGGTATGGAGACGCTGGCGCAATGTTCGTTCTGGACTGCCTGTGCGTTGTCGTTCTGGTCGCATTGTGTTTTGTGAAAGGAAAATAGATGATAGGCGTATGGATTAAAAAAGATGTAAAGATTGCCAACCCGCAAAACCTGTGGAACATGGGCGTAAGGGTTATCTACTCAGACCTGACTAATAACTCTTGTCTATACCATAACGCCAACACCTGTGCTTATTACGGGTTTAAGATGGGGCTGTACCATCGGTTGCGCTACCCACCAGAAGTGGGTTCGGCAGACAGTCAGGCGCAGGAGTTTATGATCCGCGAGGGTGCGCTGATGGCTCTCAACGAGTACAAGGACGTGAAGTTTATGACCCCTGTACTGCACTTGGAAAAAGGCAACCCGGTACTGTGCGAGACCAATGCTTATCGCGGAATGGTAATGATGTTCCTGAACAAGTACCGTTCCTATCACGGGCGAAGCCAGAATTTCCTGCTGAGGATGACTGACGATATGATTAAGTGGCTCAAGCCCACCCAGCAGATCGTGGATAGTTTTGCGCTGTGGTATCACGAACCGACCGTCAGCCTGTCATTTGCTCCGTGGAAACAGTACATTTACCGAAGTTACGCACCACGAAGTATTGCCGGAACGATGGCTGAACCCGTGGATACCTGGGGAACCGTTGCGCCACCGAAACCAGACCCCATTCCCGCGCCAACCCCCGCTCCAGTCGGATTGACAGATGCGGAAAAGATTGCCGCAATCAAGAAAATACTGGAGTCTTAGTGGTATAATATTGGTAGCGAGAAGGTGCTCGAACAGTACCATTCACGCGATAGGGAAAGCCTAGCGAACCGAGTTTGGTCTAGCGGATAACCGCCGTCCTGAAAAGAAGGACAAGGCAACACCCCAGAGGGACACCTTAAAGCTCCCGGTGAAGGGGTGTTTGCTTTTAATAGACGAAGCCCCCTGAAGACATCTTTTGAATCATGTCTAGGGGGCTTCTCCGAGGAAAGGAGGCGGTCTTTCAGGGAAATGAGTAAACCCGAATAATAGAGACCGCACCTATATTATTGCACGAAATTCACACAATGTCAATAAGGAAACCTTCCCCCCCCTAGTAACCTATTTCAGGTTAGCACGGCCTGTTAGCCGACTTTCGGGGAGAGAAGATTATGGCAACTCGTCAGTTGCCTAAGCAGGATGCTGTACTTGCCATACGATGCAAGACCCATCCGCACCTATATTATACTACGATTGTTAGAAAGATAATTAATAGCGGAATACAATATAATAGGATTATCTCCTGCGTAACCAAGAAGAAGATTGCACTCTCTACATAGAAGCCCCCTTACAATTCCGGTTTTATGATCGTGGTCGATATATGGCTTGTCTAAAAATTTTCCACAAATTGCACACATTCCCGACTGTTCCTCAAACATAAGCTCTTTATATTTTGCAGGAATTTTATACCTATATTTAATATGATACGCGTCATCTTCTTTTCGGTGTGCCTTATAGTATTCCAACTGCTTCTCTTTATTTCCGGGTTTATTTATCCACGCCTTATCTGGATTGTCCGCATAATACTTTCTCTTTCTTTCATTTATTTCTTTTTTGTGAGCTTTATGATACTCGCGATTAGCTATATGTCTCTTTTCTTTATTTAATTCATGATACTTTCTACCATATGCAAGAGCATCTTCTTTATTTTTATATGCCATATTATAAACCTGGATGAGCCTTCCACAATCTTTCCAATTTTTCTTTATCGGATAATTCCATTGGGGGAGGAGCGTTTACACCACAGAAAGACAATAACTCTTCGTATGTTCCGTTCCAAATGTCTGCGTCTAATTCTCTGGACTCCATTCCGTACGCAAGCCCTATTGTAGGAGTACCCCATTGCCAAAATTTATAGTCCTTCCACGGGGTATGGTTTGGTTCGCCTACCGGATTACGGTACTCCGCGATCCACAATGGATAGTTAGTTAGTTCTGAGGTAGAAAACAGTTTTAGTCCATACTTTATGATGTTCTGCCCCGTGTAGATAATAGGCTTTCTACCACAGGCGTTCTCGATCACCTTCAACCAGGTAAGCACGGCATTGTTGTAGTTCGTTGAGGACGGGAATGGAACCGCCACACCTTTATCGTAGACAGTTTCCACGTCAATCACAGGTGGAAGTTCTCCCCAATCGCTACCCATTAGCTTTATGAAAGCGTTTGCTTGCGCCATGACCGGAAAACGGTAATCGTAGAACTGGTATGCTCCACGGATAAAACCCTTTGAGTTCTCCCAGTTATAGAGAAAGTCCTCATCGACAACCGTGCTGTACAAAGCCCGAATAAAGCAGAACTTAGACTCTTGAGATTTAGCCTTTGCCCAGTCTATTCTTTGAGGCGTGCTGTTATTGTCCTGCCAAGCCGAAACATCGAATCCTTTTATCATTTATGCTCCTGTTCTGACACAAGTGAAATAGAAAAATCCAAATCTATAGTCGGTTGAAGATGCGTGCTTTCCGTTAACCACAGCTTTCATAATGTGGGTTCCGTCGCCGGACACGACTATCCCCGTTGATTCTGATGCGTTATATGTTCCACTCGCGGCATACCACTCTTGGGCAGAGATTATGAGCGTGTTGTCTAAATACCAGTCGACCCTACCCATATCGGTATTTGTTTTTCCATTAAAAATAAACTTGTATGTTCCGCCACGCAAGTAAAACGGAGGGTACTTATACCAGTCTCCATTGTTGGCGTTTGCGGCAGAAGCTAGATAATACGGCATAACAGAATCGTTTTGAAGCGCAAGGGTTGTGTTCGAGATAACCGAAAGACCCGAAATGTAGTTAGTCTCCGGCCACAATATCCTTTTTCCACTCGAATTTATTGTTGGCGCAACAGTTGTAAGGTCTGAGTCTGGGATGTTTAGCGTATACGTTGTGGTGGAGTTGTCATTAACCGTATGGGCAAATTTGAACGTTGACCCACCCGCCTCGGTCATATAGATATTTCTAGCGGTTGTTCCCTCCGGCCCGATCTCTAGCGGAACGATTATAAATGGGCTGGTTGCGCTTACTGTTACGGAGTTAGACTCTGCCCCCGCGCTTGTTTCTCCGTCCGCGTCAACGAATGTGATCTTCACCTTATGCGCCCCATCCGTACATTTCCAGGCATCGTCAATGACTAAAGTAAACTTGGGTCTCTCTCCAGCAGTCGCAGAAGAGGACGAGTCCATTCCATAGGCATCGTTGGTTTCCGTATCCATGCGGAGCATCCACCCGTTGTTGGTGAACGATCCGTCCAGCATAGCCTGTGTCTTTGTAGCGTCAAGAGATATTGATTTTGTGGTTCCAACCGCCTCCGTTGCCGTAAAAGCAACCGATCCAGAGCTTGCCGCCTCAACCTCTGTGGTAAGGTTGCATCCAGCGGTTGCCCAGTCCGTAGTTGCGTTTCTTTTGTTCCATGTGACCTCTCCCTCCACCCAGGCGATCAACATGCGATAGGCATTGAGAGTTCTTGCGTTAGAGGACAGGTCTGTAGAAACCGTTAGCGCAAGAGTGGCAGAATCTATCTGCGTTCCGGTTGGAAGATTAGTGGGTGCAAACTTGATTAAACCCCTGTATACAGACGTATTTGTATTGTTTTCGCCAGCGTAGATTTCAACGTGTGTTCCGTTGTTCGTTGTAGCCGCACCACTATTCATAAACGCGTCTACACCAGTGGTATCATCTGGCTGGTAAACTACTGTATCAAGAGAAATAACGGGGGCAAGTGGAGCATACAACTCTTTCTTGGCGGATAGGATACGTCTGGTTGAATCCGAGTCCTGGTAAGAAAGTTCTGGCAGGAACAGCAACTTATTCGCAAACGCCTGTTCCGCCACGACTATATCATCCACCCAGAACTCGCGCCCTTTATCTCCGCTGATGATTATTTCGTATGACAAAGCCCCAGCGGGAGTGGTTACAGTTGCCGTTCTCTCGTTCCAGGAGTTTGTGTTGTTCTCTATGAATAGTGTGTCTGTTCTGATAAGATTTCCGGCGGAAGCATCATCGTACCACTTCATGTAGACTGTGTATTTGGAGGCTTCGGTATAACGAAAGTCTAAATTAAGTCTTTCAAACGGGACGCCCACCTCGCTGCAATATGCGTATTTGTCCGTTGTCCCACTTTCTGTTGTTCCCCTTATTACGAAACCGTAATTATTTCCGGTTATCATGTCAAATATAGCGGTTTCCCCACTATCGTTTAGGTTAAACGAAATACTTCCGGTGGATGTTGAAGACCCAAGAACAGTTGCCCCCCTATCGGATGTTGTGTTCTCTGCCCCAGCCGTACCCCAATTATTTCCTGTTGAGAAAATATTCCAGGTCGCCTCACCCTCCACCCAGTTTCTTAGACACTTATATACGCTTTGTGTTTGTGCGCTCCCGTTTCCAACTAGAGAATTAAGATACCCATCGGAAGCGCTTTGTATATTAGTTGGGATAGAGGACAGATCATATTTTACAAGCATGTGTTCTTTTTCGTACCCGCCATAATCCCAACCAGAATATTTTTTAGATTC